AGCAAAAACCATATAGTTATACATAAAACGGTCTCGACCATCTTCTAATTTAGACTTAGAACAAAGAGCTAAACACGGTGGACCATCTTCAAACTCTGGATCTGTCCCCATTAAAATATTTGCATGGGTTGTTTCAACTAAAGTATGTAAATCTTTTTTAGAAACTTGTGAAGATAAAGCTATTTTAAGGAATTGTTCTAAAGATAATTTATTTGCATCTTTGTCTATTGCATATCTAGTTGACTCACCTTTATTATAATAAGGTAGGTTGATAAAGTTTCCTGGTTTAATTTCTCCTTTGTCATCTTCTTTTAATTCTTTCTGTTTAGGAAAAATTTCGGTGGTTGGTTTTAAACCTAAGGGTAATAAAAATGCTTTTAATGCATCTATTAAATCTATTGCTGGAATAGCTTCTTTTAAAAAAATATAACAATGCAAGCCTCCACTTTTAGATAAGATGGGGACTAGTGGTAACTTAAATTGTTGAAATAAAGATAAGTACTTATCTACTTTAAAATTTCCATAATCAGGTGGGTCTATATCTATACACCCAAACTGAGCTGTCTTATTTAATCTACATGGTTGAACACCAATAGATATTTTTCCTTGTAAATGATCTTTGTAATCGTTGATAGTAAGGGGCCGACCTGCCCACTCATAGCCAGGTTTAATTTTATTTTTCCCTGCATCAAGTTCTGTTCTTGACATATCAGCAATGCCAAAATCTCCACCATAGCCGGTAAACAGCTTTATAAATTCATTTTCCATAACGATCCCGGGTCGGGACAGTTCCAGTCTCCCTTCACTGTCCCTATCTTCTTTCGAAGAATCTAGTAATTAGATTCTGTTGTTGATGTAGGTTCTACCGAAGCAGCTGCAACATTACTTTTATGTAATGCTAAATTAAAATCTTTAGCCATGCTATAGATTTCTGCATTTTCTACTGGTTTAACTATGTTAACAACCATCCCATGCCAAGTAAAGTTACCTGTATTCTCTACAGAGTTTATTTTATAAACTCTAGAAAACGCAGGAGCTGGTATAGATTTACCTGATGATTTTGAAATTATCATTTCATTATCCATCAGTGAGTTCCAACCTCTACTAGTTTTTAGCTGAGTAGTTTTTAATGACATCAAAGCCTTCTCAGGTTTTTCACTAAGAATAATTACAAAATGATTTGCTGTTTTAATGATCTCATTACCATTAGACAGTACATCTTTTGTACCTTGCTTAGTTGTTTGAGCCATAACCTCTGGTCCTCTATCAGGACTAATCGGTCTACCTTCACTTTTGTCAAACGGTGCCCATTCTGGGTATGTCATTTTGTAGAAACAAGGTATTACTTGAATACCTTTTTCTCCACTATACAGTTTTTTAGTTACTGTATTGTAAAACATTCCAGCTTCTGCACCTTCAACGTATTTTGCATGCTTTTTTTTCGTTTCATAAGAACCTGCTTGAAGCAGTTTTAAAAACGGTAAAGCTAAATCACCTTTATCTATATTTTCTAAACCCATTCCTGAGTCAGCTTCAAAATCTAGAGTGGCTAATGCACCTTCTTTTTTGACTGTTAAGTCGCTTGTTTCTTGTGTCATGTTATTTGTTCCTTGTTATTTTTGTTTTGTTTCCTTGAAACAGGTTAAAGTATTCAGCGGGCAAGTCTAATCCTTTTTCAACTCGCTCTCTGTATAGTGCTTTGAGAGTCATGGGTTCAACTTTCAGTTTTTGTGAAGGCTGATAACCATTCTTCTCAGCAAGGCTAGCGTAATCGTTCGCCTTGTTATCTTCGCCACGACCAAAGGAAACAGTGATCTCATTTTTAATAAGGTCACCCAGGTCGGTATTTCGAAGCCATTTATACGCGCCCTCTTTTTTATCAAGAGGTATACTTGCGCCGTAAATTTGTTTTACCTCAATGGCAGAACCATCGGTAAGTTTAAGAGTTTTTAATTTCATGTCATTCATTATCTCTGGTATTACTTGTTCAGAAATTAGATCAGCTGCTTCTTTCTTTTTCTTTAACTTTTCTTCATCAATCTTAATCTCATCTTCCATAGATTGCAACCTGATAACATAGTTAGATAAACTTCTAACATTTTCTATTTCGTTAACTTGTTGAGGACTATCCTCTTCAAATTTCTTTGTTAAGTCTTCATTATTCATCTTCTATTTCTCCTCTTTCATATAGATTAAATTCTAAAGGATAATAAGTTTGTTCTTGTCTGTCCCATTTTAAACTTTTAGCTTTTCCATTATTTACTTTTGCAATAACAGCGCCAACCATAAAAATTATTTGTGGATCACCTGATAATAATAAATAATCATTATCATTAAAATCTTTTAATAATCTTTCTAGTTTATGTTTTATAGGTCCAGGACTCATAACAACTTGGCTATCTTCCCTTAGAAGAACTTTTAATTTACCGTATTTTTGAGCACCAATAATATTAAACTTAGGACGCCCTGCTCGGGTTCCTGGTACTTCTTGCAATACGTAAACGATCGGTTCTGGGTTATTTTCTTTCATACTTGACTTTATAATTTATATGAATTAGATTGTCAACCAGAAAGAAGAATTATTATGGACTATAAATTTAAGACTAAACCTTATGCACATCAAATAACTGCATTAGAAAAATCGTGGAAGAAAAAAGTATTTGCGTATTTTATGGAAATGGGAACTGGTAAAACAAAAGTTGCTATTGATAATATTGCTATGCTTTATGACAAGGGAAAAATAAATGGTGTTCTAATTGTGGCACCTAAAGGCGTATATAAAAATTGGTATTCACAAGAATTTCCAACCCATTTACCGGATCATATTGATCATAAATCTGTTTTATGGCAAGCAACCATAAATCAAAAACAACAAAAAGTATTAGACACTTTGTTTGAAACAGGTGAAGATCTACATATATTATGTATGAATGTAGAAGCATTTTCTACAAAAAAAGGTGTTGATTTTGCAGCTAAATTTTTAAATTGCCACAATACTTTTATGGCGGTTGATGAATCAACAACAATTAAAAACCCCGGGGCTAAACGTACTAAAAATATTGTTGGCTTAGGTAAATATGCAAAATATAGACGTATCCTAACGGGTTCGCCTGTAACTAAATCACCATTAGATTTATATACACAGTGTCAATTTTTAGATGAATTTTTATTAGATCATTCTTCTTATTATACATTTAGAACTAGATACGCCATCATGCGTAAAGCACATTTTAATGGTAAGTCTGTTGAAATTGTCGTGGGCTATCAAAATCTAGGAGAACTTTCTGAAAAACTAAAAGATTTTTCATACAGGGTTTTAAAAGATGATTGCTTAGATCTTCCAGACAAAACTTTTGTTAAAAGAATTATTACTCTTACAGATGAGCAAGATAAAGTATATCAACAAATGAAAAAAACTGCTTTAGCATTACTAAATGGCAAGATGTTAACTACCGCTAATGCACTTACTCAACTTATGAGACTCCATCAAATAACTTGCGGACATTTTAAAGCTGATGATGGTTCAACACAACAGATCAAAGGTAATAGGTTATCAGAACTAATGAATGTTTTAGATGAATTAGAAGGCAAAGCTGTTATTTGGGGTCACTGGCAACAAGATATACAAACTATTGTTGATGCAATTACTAAAAAATATGGGCCTGGGTCTTTAGTTACTTACTATGGAAAAACTCCTATGGAAGAAAGACAGGGTAATATTACTAAATTTCAAGATGACCCTGAGTGCAGGTTTCTTATTGGAACTCCCTCTACGGGCGGCTATGGGATAACTTTAACTGCTGCATCAACCATGGTTTACTATTCTAATGGTTATGACTTAGAAAAACGTACACAGTCAGAAGCTCGTATAGATCGTATTGGTCAAAAATACCCTATGACTTATGTAGATATCATTGCAGAAAATACTGTTGATGAAAGAATAGTTAAAGCTCTTCGTAAAAAAATAAATATTGCTTCAGAAGTTATGGGTGAGGAGTTAAAAGATTGGATATAAGAAAATGTAGGACATACGCGATGGCGCGTTGTAATTTTTAATTTGAAACTTTGCCGTCTTTCCACACCATCTCAGGTAAATTTTCAGTATACTTTTTACCATCAAAAGTCAGAACTTGTTTTCTGTTAGACCCTTTAGCATCATAGGACACGTGTATCCATCCCGCCTGGTCATCTTCAGGTTTATAGTACTCGAGAATGCATTGATCAAAGTCAACGTTGTTAATCAACCAGTAAGCCACTTTAATATTAGAGACCCCATTAATTTCAAAGTCGGCCGCGCACCCGAGTGCGTGCTGCGATGTCTTTTTGCTTCCTATAGCCTCACACAGCGCCTCTGAGCGATATCCCGAGGAAATGCTTAGGGCTTTGTCGAAGTGTGCTCTAGTGGGTTCTAAGACCTCGTAACAGAGGTTTCCTAGGTTTTTAATCTCTCCAGGTCCTGGAATGTTGTTAATTCCTTTACGTACCGCTGTCATGGAACGGGTCATCTCCTCAAGAGTAAAATGTTTACTTAGCTGCATAATAATTTTTTTATTTTATGATTAATTCAAAAATAACGTAGAGCATTCCAGTGATTAGAGCTCCCATAGTGATTAGTAATATACTTTCTATTCTTTGTATTTGTGCTTCAATAGAATGTATTTTTTCATGAGTTTGTTTCTGCATAATTCTACACAGTTTTTCATGTGATTCTATTTTAGTTAGTGCAATATTTTTAGCCATTACGCTGTTCCTGTGTTTTTGTTCATACGTTTTGCCATTAATTTTTCAGTTGGACTATAGAATTGTTCTTGTATCTCTGTCAAGCCTGAAGTTGCATTAACATTTGGTTTTAATATCATGCTACTTAACATATTTGAATCTACAGCAGGTGTATTAATTGGTTGGTTAAAAGGTATTAATGATTGTTCGTTTGTGCTTTCACCAATTACTTTTAGTGGGTTAATAATTTTAGGAAACTCTGAACCGGGTGCAATGTCAACTTGTAAAATTTGATTGTATATCTTTAAAATAGCATCACCGGCAGGAGTACCGCTGTCAATTACAAAAGGTAATTTGTTTTTTTCAGCATTAGTATACATTGCATTTAAAATTGTTTTAGTTGGATAAAATGGATTGTAAATTTTTTCATTTAATCTTCCAAAAGTATTTTTACCTATTCTTGAAATAGATTTATATAATTCACTGTCATCCATACCCAATAACTTAGCTGCACTCATATCATTACTCATTCTTTTTTGAGTTCTAAACAAAGCTTCATTAGCCATTATATATGCATCCACTAATTCTGCTGGATCAATTGGTCCTTTTTTTAAAGCAACATTATTAAAAATAGATTTAGATTTTCTTTCACTTGTTGCAAAAGCTGCTTGTTTAAAATTTAGTGAGTTAGCTACATCTAGTTTTATAGCTCTCATACCAATAATCCCCAAGCCTTCATCTAGTAATTCATAAGACCTTCCATTTTCATCTAATTTTCCAATCTTACCCCATTTAAATGGACCTAGTTGTCCTGTTTGCAAATATGTATCTACACCTTCTACAGCATAATCAATTCTACCAATTTGTTTTAAACTACCCGGCATTTGTGCTTTTGCTAAATGTAAAAATATAGCTTTGGCAATTTCGCCTGCAGGTAATTCTTTATTATATATTTCATAACCTTCAATTGTTCTTCCACCTCTTCCTATAATTGGAAAAACATCTGAGACTGCTTCTGTCCAAATTGATTCTGAGATAAATGGATTTAAAACATCTTTAAAACCTTTCATAGATCCTAGAATAAAATTATTTACAATAGCTTCATCATTTAATTGACCATCTGCTACTTCATTCATAGCGGCTTGTAATGGTTTTACTAAAGTATCATACGCATTAGCGTGACTAAAGTTTATGTATTTATATTCTCCGTTGTCATCTTTAATTGGAATAATTGTACCATTCTTAGCCCAGGGAGCTACGAATCTTCTAATAGCTGCTAGTTCCTCTTCACTTACGTCGTAGATAGCTTGGCCTAATTTAGTTGCACTGTAAGGCACAGCTGCTGTTACAAATGTCATACCTGCTAGACGTTGCCAACCTATTCTTCTTAATGCTGGATCTCTTATTTCTTTTAATGCTTGTTTTACAATGTTAGTTGACGTTCTCATTATTTCTGCAGGGAATGATACAAAATTACCAATAGGTAATCTTCTTAATGACTTAACTGTTTGTGATACATAGTCATAGTTAGGAACATTGTTTCTTACAATGTTAGCTGCCATCTCATCTAATTGATCATCAGTTATTTTTCTACCTGCTCTTTTGTAAGCTGAAGCATATCGAGATCTTTCTCCTAAAAAAGTAACAATTTTCCAAAAGTCATCCTCAGCAGTGTAGGCATCCTCTGTCCATTTTTTTAGTTTAGACAAAGGTTTAAGCAATCCACTTAACCCTCTGTCAGCTGACACTACAGAACCAAAATCAACATCTTTTAAAAGACCTCTTAGATCTCCTATGTTAACATTAGAGTTAACAACACCAAGTCTTGCTAGTCTTTGATACAATTCTGTTTCTGTTCTTGTACCTATTCCTGCTACTTGTAAATTTTTCCATGCAGCTTTTGCATTACGACCTGTTATTCCAATACCTGGAGCCAGACCATTTGCAACTGCAAACGCGCCAGCACTAACAAAGTTTCTAACATGAGTTATAGGTGATAAAATTGTTTTAGCCATTTGTGATGTAGCTTTTGGAAGTAAAACTAAATTTCTATATGTAGCATTATCAGCCCAAGTCGTTTGAGCCTTGCCTGAAGCTGCTTCAATAGCATCTGCTACTTCATTTAATGCAACTTTACCATTAGCAGGACTGGTTACATCGCCTGTTTTACTAAGATCAATTTCTCTATACATACTAGCATCAAAACTATCCCCTTGTTTAGCTGCTACCTTTCCCACTTCATCAAGGTCTTTAAAAAATAACGGACGTCCACCTTTTGCAAAAGTTGTGGCAGACGTTCTAACTAAATCCCCTAGTAAAACATTTCGTCTTGCGTACGCAGAAATTTCTCCTGTCTGTGCTAAAATAGTTTGCACGGGGTCTCGTGTTTTACCTAACACTTCATCAACAACTGTTCTTTGATTAGGTTTTAAATAAGATAGATCCATTTTTTTAGAAGTAACTTTTTGTGCTAAACTTTTACTAGTAAAAAAATCTGGAAGTGTAACTTGTATATCCGATGCAAAATTTGCAGGGGGTTTAGCTGACTTTACCATATTGTTTACCAGCGTCATACCTTCTTGATAAGTAATAGGAGTTTTATTTTTTTTAGCTGCTTCTCTAAAAACTGTTATGGCTCTATTCATAATTTCTTCTGGAACTTTTTTACTCATTAAAGGAATAATAGAACGGTTACTAAATACATCGTACGTTGCTCCTAAATAGTCTTTAAATTTATTACCAAACTGTGATTTAAAAGTATTAAACGTTCCTTTAAGTCCTTTAATTTTAGCTTTTTCTCCAGCTTTAATACCTTTTCCTAATGCGGAAAACATATCCGCCCATTCTCCACGCATGGCTTCCATTTGTTCAAAGATACCGTCAACTTGTTTTGTAGTGTAATTAATATTTTTTTTCTTTAAAAATTTTTCTATCTTAGTTTTAAAATTTTTATTAATACCACCGGTGACACTTATTTTTTTAACTGTTTTAGTTCCAGGGATTGTAACAGAACGAATAACATTTTCTCCAAACCTAACGGTACCGTTGTCCAATACCTTAGGTGTACCAGATATTAAACCGTCGTTTAATAATTCCAATAATTCTTTTTTCTGTGGTTTTGTAGACTTACCTAAAAAACTTTGAACCCAAGGGAACAAGCCGTCTATTTTTTCATTTAGGTTTCTAGCAATCGTTTGTGCAACGTTAGCATCTCTATATTTTTGACCTATAACTTTTCTAGATTGTTCAAATAACTCTGGAGTCATCTTACCTTCTTTTTTAAATTTACTAACAAAATTAAATAAATTTTTATCAATTGCATTATCTGCGTAACGCATAGCTTCTGTTCTACCTGATAATAATTTTAAAGTTTTACCCAGGCCACCTATTAATCCTGTAAACAAAGCTCCTTCAGTTCCAAACTTAACTCTGTTAACTAAAGCTCTACCTGGATCATAGTTGTCACCTTTATTCTCATGTAGTTTTGTAGGTCCACCCAATAGATCTCCAAACGTTCCAGCTTTTTCTACATCGCCAATAAATATTCCTTCAGCTATACCTCCTGTAATTGCACCCACACCAAACTTTGCTACTCTGCCTTTAGAATTTAATCGCGCTACTTTACTAGCACTCTCCATTAAAATTTTACCGTTGTTGTCTGTGATATTAAAATACTTACCTAATTTTTTAGATCTTAATGCTGTGTTAGCCATGGACGTACCAA